GGTCGTTGCTGTTCCTGCGCTGCCGTATGGGTCCACCAGTACGTCCAAGGCACTGAAGAAGCCCACATACAAGTCAGCAAAGTTCCCGAAAATCAGCGAGTAAGGCGAGGAACTTGGTGCTTGAGTGGTCTGCACTACCGGATAACCCATCATGCTGTCAGGCCCAGACATAATCATTCTGGAATCCGTTGACGCTGCCACCAAGGTCTGCATCAGCTTCCCAACTACTGCTGGGTGTGTTACCCAGCGAAGATTCCCAAGCAGAGCGTTGTCTTGTGAAACCTCGGTCATAATATCGACCACGTTTCCGTAGGTCAGATTGGCGTTGCCAGAGGTTCCGCCAGAGGAAACGTCACCAATGCCAGAAGTTCCAAGAATTCCGGTTGGCTCATTACTTCCGCCACCTTTGAGCGCAACGTTGTCAATTTTGGCTGCGAAAATTCGGACCATGTTGTTACGAATCAACTGCTCCACACTTGGGTCAGACTGAATCATCAGTTCGCGAGTCACAGCTACTTTGTTAGCCAGCAACTTTGGCGTCATCGTCACTTGAGCAAAGTCTGGTTCACTGTTTCCAACTGAGCCACCCTCAGCAATGAAAGCTGCTGCGGTGCTGGTGGAAATTTTGGGAATCGCGACATTCCCAGACAAACCATTCAACACGGTTGCGCCTACTTGCCCCAGAATTGAGGTTGAAATCAGCGCATCAATGAATCGGTCACCTCGGTAATCCTCTGGAACGATATTTGAGCCTGCGCCAAAGGTTGCGCCTGTTGCCGTTGAAACAGTTCGAGTCTGCTGCCAACCGAAATCAGGAACAAAGAATCCTTTTGGTTGTCGAGTTTGCTTCTTTGCCAATTCCTTGCTGACTTCCAGCTCAAATCCGGCCTTGCTCCAATCCTTTGCATCTGCGGCTTGAATCGCTCGCACCAAGCTATAGTTGCGCTTTTCTTTCGGTGTCGCGTCAACGCTGAAGTCGATTGGCTTGCTAGTCTTCTTCTCTAAAAGCATGGCTTGGAATTCAGCTAGGCTTTTCTCTTCTTGAAGTGCGCGAAACGCCAAGTCGTATTCGTTGTGCCGCTTGCCAAGTTCGAGAATCTGGCTGGATTGGTTGCGGTACTCTTTCAGTTGGTCTTCTTGTTGCCGTGTGGTTACCGGCTCTTGAACTACTTCTGCGCTCATTTTTTTCTCCTGAATTGCAGAATTGTCATTACCGGAAATTTCCGGCTTGGATCTGCCTACCCCAACAGAGGAGTCAGCAGGAATGGAAACCATGCTCACTTCGAGCGGTTTAAACATATTGACTCTGTAGAGAGGCTTGTCTTTGTAACCGTTCTCGTCTTTCGTCATGCCTTGGATTTGGTAGCCGATTGAAACGTTGCCACGAATCCCATCAACTACGTCTCTGTAAACTTCTTCCGCCATTGCGTTTTTGCTAAACCTCACTTGCGCTCGAAGCTTGTCGTTGTCCATATAGGCCTTTTCAACAACTCCAATTTGCTGTCTGGCGTCATGGTCAAGCAGAAGTGGCGCTTTGCCGCTAGACATGAATTCCATGTCAACGCTTTCGGCATTGTGTTCAAGCACTTCGTACCCAAATTCTCTTTCAACCGGATTCGTTGAAGATATGCTCATCATCACGCGACGGTCGTGTTCTTCGTCCATCATGCGCACTGAACCCATTCGGTACTGAGTCTGAACTGGTAAGTCTCGCGTTTCGACTTCTTCCGCTTCTCTTTCTTCCGGCTCTTCTGCGACTTGTTCCGCTTTGGCAAAAGCCACAATGAACTCGTCTTGCGTTTCTTCGACGTCAATAACGTGCCGCTCAGTCATGCTAGTTAAATCCATAACTCTCTCGCTTTGATTCACGATTTTCTCACTCCAACTTTTGCCAGCATCTCCACCCCACATAGCCCAAGCAATGCGTCCGTTGCTTGGATAACCTTTTTCACCTGGTCTGAATCCTTCGGCTTTTTTGTCTACTTCATGGCGAGCAAAAAAGGATTTCATCCGCTTGACCGTTGCCAGTGGTAAACTCTTGCCGTTGCTGATGTCTCTTGCTCTGGCGATTCCGACAGACGTTCCGCCTCTGCCAAATTCTTTTCTCCAATCTAGGCCACGGTTTGCCTCGGAAATCATGCCCTCGGTTGGTTTGTGGTTTTCCGCCACTATTCAACCTCTGGCTCAACTGGTCCGTGTGGACTTCCTAGAGGCTCAAAGGCTAGGCTGATTCCGTAGCGTTCCGCCATTGCCTTGTCGTTTTGCATTTGCTGGAACACCTCTTCAACGTCTCTTCCGTATTGTCGCGCTACATCATTGAGGCTTTTGAATCCGTTTCTTACGGCTTCAACTTCTGCTCGAATTTCTTTGGCTGGGTCTACCCAACTGAAACCTCTGCCTCGGAATTCCAAGGTGTTTGAAAACTTGTCGTATCTGGTAATCGGAATGGGGATTGAGCCGGAAGTCATCGACATTTTCAGCCACTCTTGAGCAACAGGCTCGCACAGGTGCTGAATCAAAAAGGATTGGATTTGACGGTATAAATCGCGTTCTTCGAGTGCGCCTTGCCGAATCGACGAATACGAGACGCCTTCGAGGTTGTTGCTGAGACTTGTGTAAGAAATGCCAAGCCCACTGGCAATGCCTCGAAGAATGCCTTTGTGAAATTCGGCATATGCTGAAGTGGGGTGCGAAGGATTCCATTCTTGAAACTGCATTCCGGCTGGCAATTGCTGAATACTTCCAGGTTCGCCAGACATAATCTGGTTGCCGTCTGCGGATTCGTCACCAATGAAACCCTCACCGTCAGGACTGACTAAAAATCCCATTTTTGCGGCACTGGTTCTTGCTGCAATCAGTTCAGCTACTTCATAACCTGAAAGGATTCTCATTCTCGTCATTGCTGACGCAAACCAAGAAACGCCTCTGGTTTGTTGCGCTCTGTCCGGCAAATAAATATGTAGAATGTCGTTAGCGTCAACTCTGGTGCGTTTGTCGCTTCTTCTCTGTCCAAAGGTGTCAAACGGATGGCCTTGGCCTAGTTTCAAGTAGTAAGCAACTGGTGCGTCGAACTCGTCCAACTCCACACCCATCACCACTCTTCTACCTTTTGGCTCAGTGGTGAAATATTCTTCATCCAAAAAATCCGGCTCAAGAATCTGCAACGCTAGCCCATCCGTCCACTTCTGGCCTCGAACGAAGCGAATCAGAATTTCGCCATCTCGACAAAGTCCTTGAATCACCAACCGTTGAAGGTCTAGCCAAGAGTGCTTGCGGCTCGCACTGCATCGCTTGCCCCAACGTTTAAACGCTCTTTCAATGATTTCATTGCCAGCAGCATCTAATTGTCCAACATTCGGCTCGTTTAGATTTCTGGCGCGAGATTGAAGTTGGAAGCCATGCTCACCAATGACGTTACTCGACATGAGTTGCAGGTATCGTCTGGCGTAATCGTCATTTCGGCAAAGTTCTCTGGCTCGGTCTCTGATTCTGCGAAGGCTATATTGCAGCTCAGCATCGGCTGAAGTGGTTGAACCGATAAAGTCCGCGAGGAATCTTGAGCCTGCCGCGCCATCGTATCGACGTTTTTTCTGCTTTGGACTTGGGTTTTCAGGTGCTGTTCGGTGGACTCTATCCGTGAGCCACCACATTGCCTCTTGAATCATCCGGCCCTCCTGAACTCGACTTTAACGAGGTTGCCAGGACGTTTCCCACTTCTGACGCGAGCCTGTTGCCGCTCTTTTGTTACTTCTTGGTGATAGTAGTCGCGCCACTTCATGAGGTCAGTGATTGACAGCTTCGTCAGGCTGCGGTTGCCGATTGAATACTCTTCAACGTCATTGTCTGCGCGGCCTTCGAGAAGAGATTGAATCTTCTGCAACATGATTTCAGCATGGGTTCGCGGATCGTGAGCAACGTCCGTATCTTGGTCAATGAACCACTGGCCTTCAGAAACTTTGATTTTCTGATCGTCACTGGTGCGAACAATCCAAGCTTGCCAAGTGATTTGTCCGGTTGGGTAGGATTGAGTATCTGAAGAAGAGACTTCGA